GGGTCATTCGTATCGGGGTTCTCCTTGCGGTTCTGCGCCCATTTAAGCCAATCCTCGCCAACCTGCCTGTTACGTCCAAGGCTGATAACATCGACATCCTTACCGGCAAGGATATCAGCCGTGTATTTTATCTCGTTCTGCCTGACGTAATAATCGTGATCGCTTCTCTCCTTGGACTCTCTGCGGTCACGTTCACCGGCCATCGTCTTGAATCTGGTGTAAAGCTCTTTGCTGGTTGCGTAAGGATCTGATGCCTTGCTTATTCCCGTTTGGCCCCATTTTGACGGGTCGCTGGCTATATCAGCCATAACCTCAAAATCATCGCCATACTTGCCAATAAGCCCAGAATAAACAGCAGATGTAACCGAATCATCGATTGCGCCTTTCATCTGGTTCTTGAGTTTCTTATAAGAATCGCCAAGCTCAAGCTTGTAATATTCGAGGTATTCCTTAGCCAGCTTCGGGTCGGTGTCGATGATGGTTTCCATCTGCGTGACCCTGAAAGCCTCTCTATCAGCTTTTTGCTGCTCGGTCAGGTCATGCCCGTAGAACATCGAGCTTTCAACGGCCATGAAATCATCGATGCTCTTGTCAACCTCCGCGAATTTTAAGCTTGGGTCCGAAATCGAATTGCCAAGAGCGGCAGCGGTGGCAACCCTTATATCGGTATCTGTTACTGACAACATACCGCCTAACGCCTCTTTCTGGTGTACCCGGTGCTGCGCCAACTCATGCGTTGCAAGGCTATCAAGGTCGGACTCCTTGTGCCTGCCAGCTAACTCTTGGAATATCCTGGATTGAGAATCGTTGGTGATAAAGTTCTGCGCCGTTTCCTCGTAGGCTTCGGGGTACCACGTTTCATAGTCCTGCTGAACGCCCTGGGCGGCCATAGACTCGCGGGCTTGGAGTTCCTGCATCTTGGCCCTGGACTTCTCCCGAAGTGCGTTAAAAGCGGAAATAGCGTTGGCTGTGTCGTATTGCTGTGCAAGGCTCTCGGCCCGCTGCTTGATAACACCACTGATGGCGTTGCCAGCGGCGGCTATATTCGATGATGTTCTTACGACACTGGCATTAACGCCACCGCCTGTTAGCTGCCGCTTGCTTTCGTATCTTGGTAACTGTGGCATATCAGCCCTTAATTGCGTTTAGATCCGAGCGGGTGTAACCGCCCTGGCCGGCGGTCGTCTTGGGTTTTAACAGGTTCGTCAAGCTTGATCCGTGGCGGTTGAGAAGGTTCCCCAGGTAATCAAGGGAGGTGGCCGTTGCACCGCCATAATAGCGGCTTGCCTCAGACGCCCCGCCCGCCCGGGTGAGCATAGCCTGCGTGGTAATATTGAGCCGTTCCATGCCTCCTGATATTCGGACAAGCGCCTTGTCGATATCGGCCATGACACGGCTTTCAGCTTGGAACTCTGCCGGGGTGCCAATATCGGGCGCTATACCGCCTGCTGCCGTCTGCGCCCTCTGCGCTCCGATGATCTGCCGTGTCTCGCGGTCTATCCTGGCTTGTTCGAGCTTAACCTTGGCATCGACATATCTTGCGTTGTAACTGATTATGTCAGCCTGATAGCCTGCCGTTCTCTCTGCGCTTCTTGCCGCCGATAGCTGGTAGCCGAGGCCGATGATAGAGCCAAGAGCCATGATACCGTCAGCATATCCGAATGATGCCGCCATTAGTCGCCTAAGTCCATTTCTACCATGATTGCGTCAATATTCATCGGGTAGGGCTCGTTCTGCCGGATAAACACGCTCGGTATCCTTGTATAAGCTCCGCTTAGAGTCTTATCGGCCACAAGTCCGGTTATGCCCGAAGCTGTCGTGGTTTGCGTGATGAAATCATACAGGCTGCTCGAACTAACTCCGTATTGACCGCCGTAAGAACCCCTTGCGAACAACGATAAGTTGGTAAGCCGCTTGGTGGTAAGCAGGCCAAGGTCTCCCGCCTGGTTCTTGGGCACCGGGTAGACACTCTCAAAATCGCTATTATACGGCAATCCGACAATCGCCTTGGTAAAAGTATAACCGATTTGACCAGGCGCTTGCAGGCTTACAGCCCCGCTCTCAACTTCATCGGACACCCAATCATAGCTTCGGTAAGCGTAAACGGTTTCACCTTCTAAATGACTCATTCCACTTACGGAACTAACGCCGCCACCTTCGTATTCAAGGAAACTGTCAAGGTATTTCGCATCGGCTATGTCGGTATAGTCCTCGAACCGGGCCATGCGCTCGATGTAAGTTACGTATGACTCATTTACCAGCCGCCTTACGGCCACCCACACCTCATCGTAGCCGTTTACGTTCGGCATTGTCGCCACCGACAAGAACTCGCCGTCTGCGCTCTCATGACGCGCCCATGCGACGACTTCGTGTTCCGGCAGGTAGGTAAGGCTTATCAGGGAGCCGTCCGTCAGAACGCACCACAGGATGTTATATGGGGATGCCTGGTAAGCCGTCTCCTTAACCCCTGCGGTTGCCATTAAGTGATCAGACAGGATCGTAAGATCTGTTGCCTGGTAGCTATTAGACTCATAGGTGTACTTTGCGGCTTCAAGTCGCCTCAGTTTTTTATCGTCTGCCTGGACAAAGATAAGCGAGTTGTTGACAAGCACCGGCTGCACATCTGCAACACCCTCGTAAAAATTGCGATAGGCTACCCGGTTGCCCGGTGTTATAGCATCTTGAAAGTCACCGCCGCTTAGAGCAAATACGGAAGAGTTCGTTCCCACCATAAGCTTACGCATCGACCGTAGCCACTGTATAGATTCTGACTCGTTTGAAAGCAGATTTATAACAAAGCCATCATCGTCGTCGGTTCCGGTTGTCATGTCATCGTAAGAGCCTAGCTGACTTGCCCATATACGCGCCGGATATTGATTTGAACCTCCGTAAAACAGCCTGTCCTGATGGAAGGCTGCCGAGCCTGGAAAGTTTCCCGCACCCCAGGGCGAGGCCGTTAGACTTACCGCTGCTGCCGACCAATCAACATGATCTGACCGCGTAAGCTTGCGTGGTGCAAAGCCACGGCCTGCAAAGTACATTGTGTCATAACTCTGCGCCCAATCAAGGCTTGGCAGATTGGCTTCGGTTATCCCGTTAGCTACCTCATAAATATCGCCAGTCCCGCTATAAGGGGCGCTTGGTGGTGTAAACGGAGTGGTAAAGACTGCGGCACCATTTAACAAACGCAACTCATCAATGTTGCCGTAAAAATCATCCGCGCCGGCCACCTCCTGTGTTGAGCCAATTAGCACATCGCCTGTGTAATTCGCCGGATGATCCGTATCCGTATTGCCTGCAACGCCGATACCATTAACGGCCATCGTATAATAATTTGTGTCACATTGAACCATGACATGTGAATAAGTACCCTGAGATATCGTTGTTGCCCCGCTATTGAGGGACACCACAGTTGAACCGGATTCCTTGACCACAAACCACACGGACCACGTTGAGCCGCCGTCATCCGAATAAAGGTAAAAGGACACCGAATCGTCGTTGCTTCCGGTTTCCTGGTAATAGATCGACATCGTACTGGTCGAGCCACCGATTCTCGGATAAACGAAAGCCTCAAGAGTGAAATCGCCGGTCAAGCTGAAGTCGGCATGATCAGAAATGGACAGATAGGCATCATCATTAAATAAATAAGCGCTGGCAGTCCCGAACTTCTTGGAATAGGTAAGCGTCACAACGTCGCCGTTGGCCGTTACCGCGTGGCCGGTGTTACCGCTATCGGTAAAGGTCGTGCCGTAATTAGAGCCGTCCATGTGCAGCAGGAGTCCGTCACCGGCAGCGGATGCCGTGAGTTGCCCTCCGTTGGCAAAAAAGCGAAAAGTGCCATCGGTAGCTTCGAGGATGTAAGCCTGATCTGGCGAAAAAACGAATGGAATAAGCTTTACGATCCCGGTAGAGGTCTTTGCTGTGGCGACATACTCGAAGCCTGGACGCCTTGTTATGCCTCCCTGCGGTAATGGAACGTAATTTAAGAGGGTTTTAGCTCCGGTATAGTATTTTTCGATGTCGCTCCGCCCCTGATAGATTTTGGGACTTAACTCACCGGCGGTAAAATTGTTCTGAACGTAGGTGTAGTCGGCAGAAATAGCCAGTGATGGTAAAAGAAGGAAAACAAAAGCTAATCGCTTAAACATTAAGAGGCCCATCCGCAAAAGGATTTCATTCTGTTGTTATCGTAAACCAGAGACCCAAGCTTACGGCGCTGAATATCAACAGAAATAGCCATCCGGTAATCGTTAAGGAATAGTTTATAGAGGGATTCGAGCTGTGCGCCCTTTTTTGACAGGGCAATAGCAACCTCATAGGCGAGTTTCGCAGCCCAAGTCTTGATAAACTCGAATGACATGGTGGCGACATCTGTTACCGCTGCGACATAAACCATCTTGGCGTCTTCGTGGTCGGTCAGAAGCATCTCGTAGCCGTAAGAAGTGCCGCCACGCTCGGCAAGCCCTATGATCTCCCACCTGGCCCCACGTTGTTCAAGGCGTATCGGCCTGATGCAGTCGGCTGGAACCTTGTAGACCCAGCCGCCCGAGTAAGCATCGAGGACTTCGTGCCGTATAACCTTGCCGCCGCTGCTGTAAGCGGTCCAATCGCTGCTGTCTAAACCGTAGCACTCGAACGTCTTATTCCCAGAGTCAATCTCAGTGGCCCGAACAACACGCCCGTTTATCTGCGTCATGCCGACAACATCGGTAATCAGCACGTTGAAATTGTCATCGAAGGTCGGCGTTGCGCTCAGAGTGACAACAGGAGGGGCCGCGGCGGTGATATCGGTTATCGTCTGCTCTTCACCCTCGTTGGTTTCATAGCCGGAACCAAGGTCAAGTTGAATGTGTCGCTTTGCAAACGTCCAGTTGTGAGGACCGACATCCTCTATCTGAGGACCACCAAGTAGGAGGTCGCGCTCAATTTCGTAAATATCGCTAAGGATTTCCTCAGTCGGAGAGGATGGGCTTGAGATGATATCACTTATCTCGGGCTCGCCAATCCTTCGCATAGCGAGGTTGGCAACGTGATTGGCCGTTGTGTACGCCATTGGGCTACCTCACAAGGTCAAGGTAAAGGTAAAAACTGTCCAGGTTGTCGCCCACATCGTTAAAGCTGAACACATCACCGTTGCTCACATGGACGTACTGACCGTCATAGCTGTTACCCGTTACCTTGATGCTGTTCGTTGCGTGAAAGCTTGTCGTATCGCTAAACTGGGTAAAGCCGTAAGCGTCGGTGATGGTTAGCTGCGGGGCCGCAGTGAGCGTTCCCACCGGGTCGATGCCGACCCAGTAGATGTAGCCGCGAAAGTCCTGGGACACCACATTTGTAAGGTCTGAGGTATCAACACTGCCGCTTGAGCCATCGCTTACGATGGTGAGCTTTACCAAATTGTGTTCACCCACATCGTCAGCGTAGCTGTCCACAACCGTCGAGGCCGATACCGACCATTCCGCAGCAAAGCAAGGAGTCGCCATGAGCAGCGCTATGGCCGCTATAATAAGTGTTTTAGTCTTCATCTCTGCGTTTCTCCATTGCAATCTCGATGCCCTTCTTAACGATATCGGCCTTGCTGCGGCCATCGATGTTAAGGCCAACATCGTATTGGTCTAAGATCTGATCGGCAAGTTGCTTGCGGGTGTAGCCATCAAGATCCTTCTCGGTTGCGGTTAGGAAATTAAGCGCCGGCTCTTCTGGAACCTCAAGGTTGGCATCGTTTCTGATCTGATCTGCCTTGGCCTTGATCGCTTTCTTAGCCGCTTTATTGACCTTGGGCTTTATGCCGAGCTTAATCATTCTGTCTTTCGTAATCTTTTCTTTAGCCTCTTCGAGCGGCTTGAAGTGGTGAATTGGCTCCCACCCATCAGGAAGGAAGTCTCCCACCTTAAACCGCTTGCCATGATACAAGCAACTTCGTACTGCCTGGTACTTCAATTTCCACCTCCTTCGGCCTCATGGTGATAGGTAACAAGGGGCCGGTAAAATGGTTCGTTATTGTTGTAGAGCATACAGGTCATATCACCGATAGACCACGCTTTTTTAAGCCATTTCGCCATGATGTGCCTTTTAACGTATTCCGGCTGAGTTTCGTTATTCCTCGAAGCACCGGCCTTGAAATCGAGCGCAGCCCTGATAGCGTCTTCCACTTCCTCGCAGTCCTCCGGCGGCTGGTAGGTATCAGTTGGCCCAAATTGCAGTTCATACTCGGTGCAATACCGCTTGAGAATAACCGGAACCTCTGGGTTGATACGCTCTGATACAAGCTTACGGACTCTCTTGTAGCGTGTAAGGCCCATATCCTTAGAGGTGCAATACCAATAGCCGCCGTAGTTTGAGGAGGTCCACGGTCTGTCATCATTACCGCATTTGCAGTACCATTTACTCGGTATCATCACCTCGACCTGAAGCGCATAAAGCTTCATCAACTCATCGACTGTGCGGGGCAAAACGACAACCTTCCAGCACTTCCGGCAACGCCGTGGCACGAACTTTCCGACATCGGCTATCATAAGGAACATCCCGCAGTGCATCTCAGGATCGGAATATGTATATATCCAGTTGCGGTCGGGGTCTAAAGCTCTGAACCCGGGCCGGTACTTACCAGATTCAGCGTCAATAAACCAGTTGTCGCGTGTAAGACGATCATGGATATGCTCAATGACATCGAGCCTTGTCAGGCTCTTATAAAACGTAATTGCGGGCTTTTCGGGCATGGTTATCTCCTTATGCGCTGGTGTTCATGGTGGCCTTGGCCCAGGTGTTGCTCGAGCCCTTCTTCTCATAGACCACAACGATAGTTTGAGGGCCATCAGTTGCGTAGTTGTGTGGATAGGTGGACCCGGTTTCGGAGGTGTAAACGTCATACAGATCGAGCTTGATAGCGTTTTTTAAGCCGCTCATCTTAGAGCCGCCCACCGCTTTGCTCACGGTAACGTCTTGTGTTGCCATTCTAAAGACTCCTTAAAGGTTAGCCCCGGCTGTTACACCGGGGCGTTAACGGTTTAGCTGTCGTTTTCTTCGCTCGGAGGCCCGAGGAAAGCGTTGACGTTGCCGGAGGAGACAGTCGCCGCAACGCTATAAAGAACACCAAGGTAAGCGAGGCGTTCGGTCCCGGGCGGTATCATCACTCGATACCTTGCGCCGGCAGAAGTGGTCGCCGGGATGGTAACCGAGCAAATGGTGGTGCCGCCAGAGCTTATGCTCTTGTCTGCGGCCTTTGTGGTAAGGGCTGCGGTAATGATGCCGCCTGCCCCTGTGGTTGCGGTAGTCACCTGGACGGTGAACATGCTGCCGCCAATCTCAAGCGCCTTGGATGACCCAAAGCAGTCCTTGGGCGAGGCAGCGTTGTAGTTGACATATGTGCTGACAGAAGTTGAGCCGCTAGAAATAGCCATACTTTGCTTGTCAGAAAAGTTGAAATCATTGTCTAATGCCATCTTGTTAATCCTTCTCGCGGGCGGCGTGATTAATCGTTATCTTAGCTGACAGCAGTCTCCGTATCCAAAATCTGCTCAACCATTCTAACCGGTACACCATTGAAGCGCATCGGAGCACCACCGGCGTCAAGGCCATCAGCGGCGCTCAAATAGACGTTGGTTTTGTCTTTCAGGCGTTTCCACATCTGAGCCTCAATGGATTGGTTGACATAGATCCGGCGTCCAGGCCCACGGGTCATTCTCGTGAGCAAGTCGATCAGGTCATCCTCATCAAAGATGTTGGATGCTCCGCTTGCCTCGATATTGGCAATGCGGCCAATCGACTTGAAATTCCTTACCACAAGGCCGGCTCGCCATTTAAACACGCTGACATAAGCCAGGAAAGGCTTGCTGCTGCCGTCAAGTACTGTTTCAATGCCACGGTCGATATGCTCCAAGCCGCCCTTCGTTCCGCGAGGATACGCCATAAAGCAGGTGCTTGGAGACCAATCAACCACAAAGATCGAGGTGGTGTCGCCGCCAGAGCCTCCTGCACCGATCACGTTATAAGCGGATGAGTTTAAGCTGTCCAGACGGGGGGAAAATCCGGTAAATTCCTCGGGGTCGTCGGTTGCATCGCCATAAAGCATGGTGGCGACCATTTCCTTGCCGAGCCCTTCGACAAAAGCCATGTCTTCCTGACTCCTGGCCGCAGACTTGTCGGGAAAGCTGTTGATAATCTCCATATCGATCTCGGAACGTGCTTCCAAGAGGCCGATGGTATCGACCACCTCAACGGTCTCGCTGCGTTCCTTGTCAATACCGGCATTGAACTTGCGCCACGTGCCGGAAGGTTCGGACGCTCTGCGCGTGGTCTTGTTCGACCACATATCGTTGCCCTCCATAAAGGGCGCGTCCATCAAAATGTCATTGGTTTCTTGCAGGACTTCGGCTATTTGAGCCAAGCTGCCATTAGGATCTAATCGTTTCAGGACTTCCGCAATGGTCATCCTGCTCGTGGTTACTGCTGTTGCCATTTACTTGCCCGTTTCTCGCAGGCGGGCTCGTTATTGCATGGATTCGTACTGGATAATCGGCCTACCATCCGCTCCCCGCCGGATGCTGTTGTCAGTTCCGGCCTTGCCAAACTTCAACGTGTCCTCGCTTATCTTAGAGCTTATAGCGTGCATCGCCTTGATAAAGTCAGGGTCACTGCTGATGTCCGGCCTCTTTTCGAGCATATCGGCCAATCCCAGCTTTTCTGCTACATTCTTCGTTGCCTTAACCACGTCATCCTCGGATTGGTTCTGTTCCGTGGCGATTTGCGCTACCGTTTCCTTACGTTGGGCTTCAAGGCTGTCCATAAGCGATGTCAGGCGCTGAATGTCGAACGACATTGCCGCTTGGTACTGCTCATTGGTCATTCCAGCTTTCAAAGCCTCTTCCCTAAAGATCTGGTTAGCCGCCTCGTCAAGCGGTATTCCCTCGGGGAGTTCGGGGTTAACATATTCGTCAATCGACGCCGGCACCTTGGGCACCTTGTCGATAGTCGAAACATAAGATTCTGCCAGCTTAACCGGGTCCATATCCTTTAGCGCCTCATGGCCCCTTAGCTCTTCCGGCAGTGTTTCGGTAAAAGGCGTTGTCTTCGCCTTGTGGTAATTACGGGCAAGATCCTCTGTTGATTCGATCCCTTCCCAATGGTCGCCGTCCCTGATGTCTTCAGGCAGGCTGTCTGTAAATTCACTCATAGCGGGCTATCCTTTCATTGCTTTTTCACGTTCCATCTGCTCGGCCATCCGGTGCTGCGCTGCAAGCGCCATCTTGTCTATCAATGCTTTAGCCGCACCCGGGCAGGCGGTGCAGATCATTATCCAAAGCTCTTGCGCCTTGGGGTTGCCGGTATGCCATTCGAGCATACCGAATATGCGCTCTAATACGTCAACGCCGTCCTTGTTATCAAAGACTCGTTGGAGCTTGGCGTTCCAGTTGGCTATGGATTCGGATTGGTTCATTGTTGCTCACTAAGCGCCCTGGACAGATCACCAGCCGCCGTTCCCTCCTCGGTCGATGTCTGGCCCAAGTCCTTCATCGTTGAGGCTCCCTGCGCCATCTGAGCCTGTTCTGCTTGCTGTTGCGCCTGTTGTGCCGCAGCATCCCTCATCTGCTGCACCTGGCGGCGGTCTCTTAGGATCTTTGAAGGAACACCGTTCATGTCACCGTATTGGGAAATGAATTCATCCCAATCTGTATTATAGGTCGCCATTGGGTCTAAGGCGAATACTCTCTCATTAATTGCAAGGTAGCTGTTCATGCCCTGGCTCATTACAAGCTTCTGGGCTTGGGCCAACATCGAGATATATTCGATTTTGTAATTAGCCTGCTGCTCTGCAAGCTCCGGTGGCGGTGGCGGTATCAATCCCTTGCGTAAGCCGATGTTAAGAGTGCGCTCAATGATAGGGTCAAGCCCCTCGTGAAGCTGGTTCTCGATGGTAGGCCCGAGCATCAAGAGCTTTTCCTCGTGCCGTTCCAGTACCTCCGTGGCCGTCATCCTGTTAGCATCCTGGCTTGCTATAAGCAAGAACAGGTCGTTAAAGAATAACTGCTGTATTTTATATTCCATCGTCTTGATCTTGTTCTCAAGCCGGTCTAAGCTTGCAAGATTGACTTCGTAAAGCGGCCGGATGCCTTTACCGTCCCTGCTGGTGTCCACATTCTTAGCGCCGGCGCTCAAATCTAACGCCTCGTTAAGCATCGACGGCGGGATTCCCATCGGCGGGTTGTTGGCCTTGTCGGTAAGGTCAAGGCTGTTGATCTCGTAGACTTGCAACCCCTTAGATATCCCAAGGGCGAGTAGCCCCGGGCCCCAGCCATATGCCTCATTAGACAGGCTATTCCATCTTGGCGTAATACAGGGCATCTCCTGGTAGCCACCGTATGACAGATAAACCTCCTGATCATCGCCGCTGTTCTTTTCGCAATAGACAGACCGGATCGGCATGTTACGGTTGTCAATTTTGTTCGGGTCTTTATCGTAATTTGGCTCAATTATGTGGTAAATGCTGTCCCACTGGTAAGGATTCTTGGTAAACCCGTCTTTTAGATTCTGAGAACAGTTCTCAAGCCCGAAGGTTTCTACAATCTGGAACCGCTGCATCTTGATTTCGCGGGCCATCGTGTGCGTTAATCCGCCTGGATGCACCGTAAAACGGAAATCGCCATTCGTAAGATACGAATAACGGACTCCGCTCTTGTCATCCTCCTCAATGATCATGCAACCTTGCCCGAAAGCGCCTGTCTCCTCATAAATAGCATGAATAACCTTGTAAAAATTGGAGTTTTTAAGGATTGAGTACAACGATTTCTCAACCTCGTCCATGTAAACACGGAACAATCTAAAATTCTGCAACCCAGGGTCTTGCAGTTGCAGCTGGAACCAGGGCCGAGAGGGTGATGACAAGCCACCATGCAGACCAGCGCCCATGATTGATAGCGCCCGGGCAGGCGCAGGGTTCGCCATCTTCTCAATGCCGATTGGTTTCTGGTATGTGGCCCTTCCGTCATC